GTATACTATGGTTATGTCTAGTAATAAATTTCAATGGGAGAATCTTCTTGAGCATGAGGAGGTAGCCTTTCTGGTTGACCCGAATGGTATGTCACCTGACGAAAGGCATGAGTTAATCGAAAGTTTATATGTCGACTATCTAAAATTACGAGCTACAAAAAAAACAGATAAAAGCATTCTGGCTAATTATAAAAAGATTTTGAGGGAGTTAGTAAAAAATTTTGCTCACTAATGAGCTCATCTCCTTATCTGTATAAATTAATGGGACTTAGTTTTACTCGGTCCGTGGTCGATAAGAAACTGAATCCTGAACATAAATTGTGGCGTGCTGTCGTTATAAACGCTTTCGATGATACAATGATAACACTGTCCGATAGAAAATCATCAGTGCAAAAAATTGAAGCTCATAATTGGATTCTCCAAGAATCACGGGACTATAGAGAAGTTTGTGAATGGGCACTGCTGGACCCTGAAGAAATGAAAGAACATTACATTAGTGCTCTAAAACGTAAAGTTATTACCTTTACAAAAAAACAAGTGCGGTGGGCAGAATATAATCGAATCTATAAAGCTTTGTTTTGTGATATCAACGTTGACCAAAAAAAATTAATTAGAAGACGATTAGATGAACTTAGAAAAGAAATCCATAATACATCTACTTCTTATACCGATTCCATAATTCTTGAAGCTTTGTAGTTGTTCCCATGACCTTTAAATTTCTTATATGTGTGATTACCATCGCCAGGCAAAGTAAAAACATCGTAGTCAATTCCATCTCAATACACCACCATATCCAAATAACCTGAGAACCAAGACCCACGATTGGTGCATAATAGGAACCATTACCATAGACATAGATGCTAATGATAGCGGTACACGCTGCAAGGAACTCGAGCCAGTATAAATCCATAAATTAATCATACATGATTTTTGACAGTTTTCTATAATACACTTCCTTACAAAAAAAAATAAAAAAGTAAAAAGGTAAAATAGGACTATATTTTGGGAAAACTAGGAAAAATAGCAGAAAACAAGGAAAAAATACAAAAAGTTTTAGGAAAGTTTTAGGAAAAATTCCTAAAAAATAGGAAAAATTAAAATTTTTGAGGTGAAATATGCATTTTTTTTTATTTTTTTTTTTTTCTAAGTAAATATATTATAGAATTTTGGAAAAACTAATGATACTGTATTTGCAATATGGTTAATTTGCAAATGAATAGATTTTATTATAGTCCCCTACCTGAAAATTTAAAAATTGATAAAAGTAAAATTGATGGTCATGGCATTTTTGCAAGAACAAATATAATGAAGGGTATTGATTTAGGTTCAACACACATTAAAGTTCCGATGATATTTGGTTATGTAAGAACACCTCTTGGAGGTTTTGTTAATCATAGTAAGTCAAACAATTGCAAATTATTTGTTAAAGAAAGTTGGGACGATTATATAATCTATAATTTATTAACAATTAAAAATATAAAAAAAAATCAAGAGATACTTTTGGATTACGATAATTAATGCCTAGAAAATCAAATCAATTAAAATCTACTACCGAATTGACAGTGCAACAAAGACAATTTGTTGATATTCTTGTTGAGAACTGGGGAAATATATCAAAAGCTGATGCAGCTTCAAAAGCTGGCTATACATCAGAAAGAGGTAAACCATATGAACAGGCTAGTAGATTGTTAAATCCTGACTTAAATCCTCATGTGTGTAGATACTTTGAAAAAAGAATGTCAAAAGAACAAGAAAAATATGATAAAGATAAATTGAGGCGTTTTAAAATCTTTGAAAGACTGAGAAATGGAGCAGAGATAAAAGGTCAATACACAGGAGCTATTAATGCAGAGTATAGAGCTGGTCAAATGGCAGGTATGTTTGTCGATAAAAAAGAAATTACTCATAATACCTTAGAGGGAATGAATCGAGAGCAGTTAGAAAAAAGACTAGAAGAGCTCGAGGGAAAAATAAAAGATGCATCAAATATTATTGATGTAACTCCTGAAAAAAAATAAAAAAAAATAAAAAAAAAATAAAAAAAGACTTGCATCACATATTAGATGTGATATTATATAAGTGTGGGACAATAAAGTTTCACATTTACAACGGAGAAAAAAATGGTAAGTAAAGTAAATAAAGTAGAAGTCAGTTTTGATAAGATTGACTGTGTCAGAGTAGCCAATATAGAAGCAGATGTTGATTGGAAGGGTTATAGAAATCATTGGGACATATATGAGTTGTATGCGAATCATCCTAGATGGGATGATAAAGATTCTGAGCCTTGTCAAATTTGTGGCAGACCAGTTGATATTAGTTGTGACTCTAGCAGAGATAGATGGGCAATAGTAACTGTTGAGGGTTGTGCTACTACAGCTGCTCATTTAGATGATTGCACTGATGAAAATGAAAAAAAGGTTGAATTGACAGGTGCTCATTTTTTAGGAACTTGTTGCAAAACCAAATTAAAAAAAGCTCTCGGTTCTGAGTGGAAAAATTACATTAAAAAGTGGGAAGCAACTCTTTAAAAATGGTCAAGGAGGAGTACCAAAAATCTCCTCCAATTTATGGAGACAAAAATGAAAAAAAATAAAATAAGAAAAGCAGTGGTAAATGGCATTGTTTACAAAGTTGAAGATGGTGATTTATATTATCTCGATACTGTTAATAACAAATATGAAATGGTAACTTACTTTGAAGATTTTTCTGAATTTGAATTACATTTTTTGAAAAGAACATTACCAAAGTTTAATTTATATCATGGGGAGTATCTATAATGGGCAAAGTAAAACAAATGGCATTTGACCAAGAAGAAAAATATATTCAAAAAACAATTGAAGAGGGTGGAGATTCTCAACAAGAAATTTTGAATAACGTTTACAAAAGAGACATTCAATTTCATTCGCAAGACCAAATTGAAGATATAATTTTCGATTATTTACAAGAAAATAAACCATAGGGAAAAAGTTATGCTCACAAAATTTACAAAAGAAGATATTCAAAAACACTATGACTTTGTTGCAAAATCTTTAGATAATGAGTTAGTCGCTTATCGCTCAAAACAAAACGGATTACTTAGAATTATAGATGTTGAAACTGGATATTGTTTACTTGCTGATGCAGGTTGCCCTTTAACAAAAAATATGAATCAAGCTTTAAATATTGCTAACAAATATTTTCTTAAACTATAGGTCAATCTTGCTTTCTTGCCTAATCTAATGTAAAAAGATTAGGCATGAGAGAATCACAATTGTGGAGGCATCTTGCCTCGATTCAAAAGACCAAAAGAGGTTGGCATTTTTTCAGAATAGAATCTAGTACAATCAACGGAATACCTGACGTTAACGGATGCATGAATGGCGTTGAAATTTGGCTTGAGTTAAAATCAGGAGAGAGCAAGAATTATGGTCTGTCAAAATATCAGATTAATTGGCACATAGAAAGACTATCCTGTGGTGGTAATGTTTTTATCTTGCTTTTCACCCCGAAGCTGAAAAGCCTGAAAATTCTCAGACTTGTTCATCAGGCGTTCATCTTGCGTCAAGAAATAAAGTTCGAGCTGCTTGGTTCCTGTAAATTTAGCGAAAAAAACTTAGAGCGATTGCTAACGGATGTGATAATATGGCAAAATTTAACATAATGTATATTATACGACAATTGGTACATGCTCCTCGGTTTAGAAGGCTCATATATTTTTTGGTTTTTGGTAGTTTTTTTTTAAATTTTTTCTCAGGTCAGAAAAAATATGTTACTGTCGGTTGACAGTATAGGTTGAGTTGAATACTAACATATAGGAAATAAAAGTCTAGCATGAAAAAAGATTTTTTAACAACAGATAAATTAAGGCTCGAAGTAGAGAGGTTATGGATACAACACATAAAGCTTTGTCAGGATAATTTTTTATATTTTGTTCAAGAGATGTGGCAAGATTTTATATGTCGTAAAGAAAAAGACCCGAGTCGGTGGGGACACCATCAAATAATAGCAAAAGAGTTTACAAACATTGCCCATGAAAAAAAAGGAAGGCTCATAATAAACATGCCTCCAAGACATACTAAATCTGAATTTGCATCAATATATTTTCCTGCATGGATGATAGGCAAGAATCCTAAATTAAAAATTATGCAAGTATCACATAATACAGAACTTGCAGTAAGGTTCGGTTCTAAGGTTCGAAATATTATTGATTCACCACAATACAAACAAATTTTTGGTGATGTTAAACTTCGTGAGGACTCCAAAGCAAAAGGTAGATGGGAAACAAATCATGGTGGAGAGTATTACGCAGCAGGTGTCGGTGCGTCCATCACGGGTCGTGGTGCCGACTTATTGATTATTGATGACCCACACACGGAACAAGACTCAATGTCAGACATGGCGATGGAGAGAGCTTTTGATTGGTACACTTCAGGACCTCGACAAAGATTACAACCTGGTGGTTCAATTTTACTTGTTATGACAAGATGGGCG